TAGGGTGAGCATAACTACTACGTAAATTGTAATAAGTTTCATTCCTCGTTCTCCCAATCGCCATACAATTCAACCCAACACGGGCCACACACCCCGCTAATAAAGCGTTCACGGGTCACCGCGCTAAAGTTATCTAATACGTGTTGGGCGTATGCGCCCTGGTTGTATGCGTACAGCTTTTCAGGGCGTATGTCTATGTCAATAGTTTCCTTGCACGTAGGGCAAGGGTGTGACGTTACGGTGTACCAATCTAGATCGTCAGACTTTATTGGGTTATGTAGCTTAAACATTATTCCTCATCTCGGATCGTGCGGGTATCGTGGTCATCTTCACGGTCATAGGCTACGCCGTGGTAAATACGGGTATTACACGTGCTGCATACGTCGTATCCGTCATCACTATCTATCCAGGTGTGCTCGTAATTACTCATCAAAGCTGTCCAACCACTCAATACTGTCCAATAGGTAACGGATCATTGCATCATCACTATCGGGGGTGGGATCACTCATTACTAGGTGCTGTAACCCTTCAAGGTATTGCGTATCCTTACGGATCATACGCTTTAACTTTAATTCCTTAATCATAACTTAGCTCCATTCATTTTACTCAAGCGTTCACGTACGATACGTGCCCCGCCTACTGCGTTACTTTCCGCATTACTTAATTTCTTACCCGTTAGCTTGGCGCGTAGTGCCAGGCGTTCGCCTGACAACATACCGCCCCAGATACCGTAACGTATGTCATCATCTTGCATACCTACCTCTAAGCATTGTTCTCGGATCGGGCAAGACTTACAGATCTCTAGTGCCATACCTGCCGTAGCTATCTCGTCTAGGGTTATGTGGTTAGTTGTTGGCGGATACCACCAGTCTGGGTAGGTAGCACCCGCGCATAGCGCGTTGTCCCATAGTGACCCGTCGTGTGTCAGGTGTGCGAATAGTTTCTGCGCGTCTATTGCTTGTTGCTCACGCGGTCTTAGTTTCCGTCCGTTCGGTTTCCTGCTCATTGTTCATCTCCCAGTAAGGCATAGTTTCTAGCGATAGTTTTACTATTTCAGTCATACGTTCAAGCGATAATAAGTTAAGCACGGGGCAACACTTCCTCTTGGCAAGTAGTGCATACTACTTCGTCATACTCATCAGACCAAGCTGGCACAAGTTGGCTTATGTTGTCGCGCATTATGTCTAGACATACAGGGCACGGCAACCCGTCACCCTGTCCCTTGTCCTCGGCTCTTACCACATTGTGTAAAGTTTTCATGCCGTCACCTCATGGTCGTGGTATTCGTGGATAGCTTCCGCAACACTCGTAAATAAATGCTCGTCATTATCAAGCTGCTCGGTTATGTATTCCCATTGGGTATTCGTAATGGATTCACCTGTATAAGACTCAGCTACATCTTTATCCCACCAGGTAATAAATACTTCATCATTTAGTTTGTAATTCTTGGTTAGCGTTTCAATTACTTCGCGTACTTTCATTGTCTTATCTCCATTCATTGTGTGTTCATTGTGCCCCTATGACACAATGAAAGTCTAGCTTATCTTACTCCGAGTAATACCCTACTGGGTGTCCGCATAGGTAGTCGTCACACTCACCGATACAGCACCCGCAAAAGTCTAAGGCTTCATTAAAGTCACCCGTGTCATCAACCCAATGTCTTGGGTGCTTGGGACACCATAACGTGTACTCCCAAAGGTAATCACTTGGCATTAGTTTCTTGATTAGTTTCATTTAGTTTCCTATCGTAAGCTCGTACCAATTTGGTACATAAACCATTGTATCACACTTGTCAAATCGGTTGGGGATCTCAATGTTTCTCGGCGTGTTGCACTAGCACTAAGCTAGGCTTGACGGGTGCAGGTGCGCGTACCTTGTCGGGCGTATGCCGTGCCTTTAAGTGCGCGGTCATAGCTACGGATACCTTGGATAGTTTCGCATAGTTATCAGATACCCATTCGCAATGGTCACACACTATGCGGTATGGCTCATACGTTAGTATGTCGTGCTTAATCGTTAGCATTAGGATCACACTTATTGCAATAAGTAATACCACTAGGATCGGCCGTTATCCGTGCCCAATTCTCATTGCCGCAATTCTTGCAATGATTAGATAATTTATTGTTTACTCTACAGGCCTGGCAGTATTGTCCTGTATGCGGATCACTTTCACCCTTAATGTAGTTTAGTTTCCCACAATTATCACAATAATCATTAGGCACTATGTCTATTCTTGCGCCCGTTACTGTAGGTATCGTGTCTATCCGTGCCCCTGCCATAATGTCGGATCGCATTAGTTCGGTTAATTCGTCAATGACTAATGACTCTAATTCGTCATTGTCTTGATAGCTGTCGCGTTCAATGTCTATCTCGATCATTACTCTAGTAATCATTATTTAGCTCCATTCCAGGCGTAGTCATACAGTAAGTCTGTAATTTGTTTAGTGGTTAGTTTCTTGCCGTCATTACTGGTGTACACGTGTACCCCTACTAAGTTTCCTAATTCCTGGCGGATCTCGCCTAGTTCCTTGTATAGTCCACCGTCAAACTTAGCGAATCCGATTATGCTGTCACCCTTTACAATTTGGTATTCTCCCGTAGCTGTATGACACCCCCAATAGTGTTCGGTTAGCTTATTCGTGCCACACTCGGCACACTCTAAGTATTTCGCCATAAGATCACACCCCCGCTTTAATTTCTGCACGAAATAGCGCGATCGCGTTTTGCTTTTTGTAACCGTAATAAACGCGCGTTACTAGATACTGTCCGACTAGATCGGAAATTACCCACGCGCCCGCGTGATTTTTTTCTATTGTCATTGTATTGCCCCTATCTTTCGTTAGTTTCCTAATCCTGGCGATCAGGTAGCGGGGCACGGATCAAGCTACTAACCCGTGCGCCACTATCCGATAACTAGACTATCCGTAACGGCATAACTAATAAATCCCACTCTATACCGTGGGTATCGGTAGCCGTGCCATACGCGCCCTTTAACGCGCCGTTAAATTGCCACTTAATACTATCGGGCGTTACTTTACACGCCTTAATCATAACGGCAGGGTTAAAAGTGATAGCCGTGTCTAGCCCGCTAAATTCTTGCGGGATAAGTTGATCTATCTTAGGGTAATTGTCTAGGGCTACGCTATCAAAAGGCACGGAACTAGCCAGGGCGTTAGTTTCCCATTGTATTGTCAGGCTATTACCTAGTATGAGAGTAACCGCCCTATCCTTAAGTGGCTTAAGTAATTGGGTAACGCTCTTAATTGTGTTTGCGTTTAGATTAGCTACGCCCGCGCCCTCACCGTTTAACCCCGTAGCCTTGCCACGTGCTAGCACGTGCCTATCGGTAGCGGTAGCGGTTAAGGTATTGTCTGCCAATTCTAAACGGGTTACACCGATAAACGGGATACCTTTAGAATCTTTAGGGCTAGCCATAGCTTGACTTGCGCCCGTTAATAGTGCGGTTAGTGTGTCTGCCTTAATTGTTACTTGCATTACATTGTCCTATCTGTAACCCTGGCCTAGTACCAGGATAGCCACACACGGGGCGGGGATAATGCGCCGTGTATGACTAACCCGCCCTAGATTTCGCGATCTTTTAGCTGTCCGCCCTGGCCAAATAATGCCCAACTTAAGGCGTCTACTACGTGTTGGCCACGGCTGTAACCGTGTCCGCCCGTATGGATTACCCAACGCCCGTCACGATCCTTTAGAGTCTGCGCCGTGGCGTGTGCTATTGAGAATGTAAGGGGCATTAGCTTATCGTCACGGACAAGGAAAGCACGCACGTAGGCCGTGCCTACGTTGCCCACGTAATTAGTGTCTGTCCATACGGTTTCGCCTGGCTGTATGTCGTAGGCCTTTAATGTTTCGATAGCTTGCGCTTTTAGTTCGGCCTTGCGTGATTTGGTTAGTGTTGCCATTGTTTAGTTTCCTATCTTGTTTGCTGATCTCATCAGACACCGCCCTACGGTGTGACCCCTTGCGGGGTTTCGATCTAGTTTAGAATAGCACCCAAAACGATAACCAATACGCACCGACACAAAAGGCCAGGGCGAGAATCTCGCCTATCGCGTGCGCCCGTGGCGTCCAATTCCACTTTATTTCGGTTTTCATTCGCAACCCCCGTCACAATTTTCGGTGAAACATTCCGCGCATACGGCAACCTCTAGCACGTCGGTGAATCCCGCTAAGCCCCCGCGCATTTCCAAAAACTCCCGCACGGCCTGAAAGGTTGCATTATCAAAAGTGAAAGTAACGCGCGTTGCCATTTCCACCCAATCGGAGTATTTCCCGCCACACGCGCAACAATCGGCGCACACGCCTTTACCCTGATCGCACAGGGCACACTCCGCGCCCGCGTTGCAGGTGTCACACTCTTTTATTGTTTCTAATTCCATCAGATTATCCCTATCTATTCACGGGGCTTATTGCCCTATGTCCCAAAGTAGCACCCAAACACCTAAGCACAACACCAATTTAGGTGAACAATAGGTTAATTCTTTTGTTGCTTATTGTGCAACACTTTTGGGGCTTTGGCCTGGCAATTCCGCCCGCCTGCCTGCCGTGTTTTGCCCTGTATGAACTGTCCGCGTCATAAACAACACACACGGCCACACTAGCCACACACAAGGCCAGGCAAGGCCACACACACGGCACGGCCTGGCCAGGCAACGGCCAGGGGGATCACCTGCAAAAGGTAGGGGGGGGTTGCAGACACGGCCACACGCAAGCCAACGACCCAGGGGTTTTTAATACGCGCGCAGCATAGTGTGTAGTATCCACTGAAATAATTTTTCTAAAGTAGCTACTATAAAATCGTTGTGATTAAAGGGTTTTATTCCCGTTACCAAATCGTTATAAAAGTTTTTTGTAAAATAGCGTGGTAAAGCATACGTTTCCCCCCCTTAGTATTAGTGAGGGGCTTCGCCCCTAGAAGCCCCGAACCTTCACGGTTGTTACGGTTCGTGGAGCGTAAGCGAAACGGGCCGTAACGGTTCGCAAGCTTCGCTTGCTCACCGTATAAAAGTGGTTTTTTTACTACCAAGGTTTTATTCTAGGACTACTACTAACCAGGCTTTCCCTTGGGAGTAAAAGCATGGAGGCACAATGTCTAGCCCTAAGAGAAATTCGCAGCATCGTACCGTAGGCACTCTGACTGCTGACCAAGCCAAGGAAAGATTACTTTCCCTGCTCCAGGATGGCTTCTCGGTGGCAGATGCTTGCGCTGGAGTTAACAAGTCCGAGAAGACCTATTACTATTACATACAGTCTGACCCAGAGTTTAATCGGGCAGTCAAGCTTATGCGGGCCGTACAGCAACGCAAGGGCCACATCACGGATGAAGACAAGGGTATTACCTTTGAAGAGTTTAGATCCAAGTATTTGAACTCGGTTACCTTTGACCATCAGCTCAACGTAATTGACTTGATTGAGAATCGGCCACCACGCTGGGTACATGAAGCAATGACTTACGAGGCAGGATTGCCGCAGTACGTATTAGTCAACATGCCACCTGAGCACGCCAAGTCTATGACGGTATCTATTGACTACATCACCTACCGCATTTGCACAGATCCTAACATTCGTATTAAGGTGGTTTCCAAGACACGGGAAATGGCTAAGGAGTTCTTGTATGCGGTTAAGCAAAGACTTACCTCCCCTAGTTATGCAGAACTACAAAGACGCTATGCCCCTGCAGATGGATTTAAAGCCACTTCAGATAAATGGACTGCGGATGCGATTTATCTTGAACGAGATTCAGGTGAAAAAGATCCGACTTTACAGGCTCTCGGTATTGGTGGACAGATCTACGGAGCTAGAGCAGACCTCATCATCCTGGACGATACGGTCACCCTGGCTAATGCTGGGGAATACGAAAAGCAAATTCGGTGGATCCAACAAGAAGTTCTTACACGCGTTGGCCCGACGGGTAAAATCTTAGTCGTAGGTACCCGCGTAGACCCAGTAGATTTATACCGCGAGATTCGTAACGAAGATCGCTACCCTGACGGTGCGTCCCCCTGGACGTACCTAGCAATGCCAGCCGTTTTGGAGTTCAATGATGATCCATCTAAATGGGTCACTCTTTGGCCGCGTTCGGACCGCCCTTGGGCTAATGATCCCATTGACCCTGACCAAGATGGCTTCTTTCCTCGGTGGGATGGAACTAGACTCCGACAACGACGAGGACTTTTAGACCCTAAAACCTGGGCAATGGTTTACCAGCAACAAGATGTACAGTCTGAATCGGTGTTTTCACCCGAATCAGTACGTGGATCTGTTAATGGCATGAGAGCTTGCGGACCGCTAATCGCGGGAGCCGCAGGTCACCCGAAAGAAACTAATGGTTTCTACACAGTATGCGGCTTAGATCCCGCCATGTCGGGTGACACGTTCGGTGTTGTGGTGTCGGCTGATAGAACGACAAAAAAACGGTATTTACTTGATGCGTCACGTATGCCC